CATGACCATTGATTAATATATCATTTTGATATTTATCATACATTTGATTTTGATATTTATTTAAAATAGTTTCTAACCTTTTATGAGCCCTGTTAAATTTATCGGTAACATTTTTATCATGAGGTAAATTAAATATAATTGAATGAAAACTATTCAATATATTAAATTTTTTACTTTCTGCTATTTGATAATATTGTCCTCTAAAATATGTATTATTTATTATAATATTATGTAAATTTAAAAATACGTCCATATTATCGACACATTCTTCATATGCTTCTTGATTATAATTATATAAATCTTGAACTGAAAAGAAAAAATCTATAACATCGTCATTTCCTTTAAAAAATTGTGGTGTTGGTAATATATTTTTTAATTTTTCATCCATTTGCTCGTATTTTAATTCTAAATTTGTAGTTGCTTTATCTTTTAGGTATGATACGATTATTATTGAAAAAAATATAGATATTATGACATTTAATTTAATGTCTATATTTTTGAAATACAAAAAAGTAATCAGAGATACTAATATATATGTAAATAATTGAGAATTTGATATACTTTGGACTGTGTTATATATATTTGTCTGAAACATGTTATGATATTATTATATAAATAATGCCATAATATTAAAAAAATTGAACAAGAGTGTATTCAAGATAAATTGAATAGTATGAGTGATGGCAATAATTGCTAAAAAATTGAATTTTTATTAAATAAAGTGTTAATTATTGCTATAATTAATCAGCTATAACATATGGAAGAAGTAAATAAAATAATAACAAAAACTATTGAAGAATATATTAATGATTCAAATTATTCAAATGATTCAAATGATTCAAATGATTCAAATGATTCAAATGATTCTGATTACTCCGAAATAGAATTATACATATATCCAACAGATAAATGTGAAATAATAAATAATAAATATGAACCAATTGGTTCTTCATGGATCCATGAAGAACAATTTGATGATATTGAAACTAACGAAAAATTAGAAATTATTTATAATAAATTAAGAAATATAAAATTGCCGGAACAAAGAAGTGATAAATGGTTTGAAATGAGAAGATGTGCCATAACTGCAAGTGATGCTGCATCTGCTTTAGAATTATCTAAATATAATTCTATTTCATCTTTTATTTTGAATAAAATCAATCCTCCAGAATTTAAAAGTAATAAATTTTGTTATCACGGAAAAAAATACGAAGAAATTGCGACTATGATATATTGTCATAGAATGAATGTTCATATGGAAGATTTTGGTTTAATAATACACCCACAATATTCGTATATTGGAGCAAGTCCTGATGGTATATGTAGTCCATATAAATTTGATAAAAAACATAAATCAAAATTTGTTGGAAGAATGTTAGAAATAAAATGTCCATATATAAGAAAAATTATAACGACAGGCGAAATAAAAGGAGAAATATGTCCGATCCATTATTGGATTCAAATTCAATTGCAATTAGAATGTTGTAATCTCGAAGAATGTGATTTTTGGCAATGCAATATTCAGGAATATAAAAATAGAAATGAATTTATTGAAGACACAAATCCTGATGAAACATATTTATCACAAGAATTTGGTTATGAAAAAGGATGTGTAATACAATTATTACCTATCAATAAAATACAAATAACAAGAGAATCCACTAATCAATATTTTGATACTGTTCATGATTGCGCAAAAATATTATATCCACCAAAAATAGAAATGACACCAATTGAATGTGACATATGGATTTCAACGACTATGAACAAAATAAATTATTGTTATCCCGAATACTATTTTGATAAAATCAAATATTGGAAATTAGTAAATTCTCATAATGTGACAATATATCGCGATATGAAATGGTTTAATGAAGATGCATTGCCAAAATTAACAAAAGTGTGGAAGTATGTTGAATTTTTAAGAAATAATAAAAATTGTTGTGAAGAATTAATGGAATATGTTTGTAGTATGAAAAAAAAAAATAATAATTTAATTATGAATAAAATAGCCAATTTATTTAATAATAATAATAATAAAAATTGATAATATTAATCAATATTAATTAATATTTTGATTTATAATACCAACGCAATGGCCAATATTATATCTAAAGATTGTCAAGATAATCGGGATAGTCCAAATAATATGTATGAAATGATATATGAAAGGATATTTGAAGGGACATACGAAGAAATATATGAAGAAATATTTGAAGGATTAGAAGGGATGATCGATGAAATAATTGAAGATGAATTTGTATTTACAAAATTTATTTACAAAGGTGAGGATTTATATTACAACAACAAACGTGAAATTTATGATGAAAATATGAATTTAATCGGAAAAATTAAAAAAATGAGACAAACATATTTTAGCGAAGAAATAAGGGAAGTATTTTTTTATAAAAAATGATTATATGTTCAAGATAAGCCAATTATTTTATTACACCTCAACACTATTTATTTTATTGCATTATAATATATTCATATATTATGATAAATACAATAACATCAGATGCGCCAAGTGATACACTCGATAATATACATATTGAAAAAAATATGAAATGTGGGGCATCAATGAGATATGAAGAAGAATCTTGCATACCCCTAGATTATCTTGTCATAATGGCAAATCAATACAATAAATTACATCCGACTAAATTTATAGACCTGGATGAGCGACATGAAGTAATGGATCCTTCTAAATATAAAAAATATTTAGTAAATGCATTTACAGATAGATTTTCAGATATATGTAATGATCAAAAATGTTGGTTAAAACAAAAATTTATTGAAAATGTAAATAAAGATTATCAAAAATTATTTTTTGTTCCTGATGGTCCAAACAAGGGTTCGACTGAATGGTTATCAACAACACATATTGATGATGTTATGAAGCAATATACTCATAAATATAATAATTTTAAATATTTGGGGACTGTGCCGATAGATTTTGATAAACTTCCAAAATATGGGATACATAATTTAGATTTTGATAATTTATTAAAAAATAATAAAACTAAAATAGGATGTGTTTTTAATTTAGACAGACATGATCAATCAGGATCTCATTGGGTTGGTATGTTTTCAGATTTGAGCAAAGATAAGCAGCAAATATATTTTTTTGATAGTTATGGAATAAAAGCAAGAGAAGAAATACGATTACTAATGAAAAGAATTTGTGAATTTTTAAAAAATAAATATAATACGCCAAATGATATTGATTATAGGCATAATAAAATAAGACATCAATTTAAAGGAAGTGAATGTGGTGTGTACAGTATGCACTTTATTTTAAGATTATTAGAAGGTAAAACTTTTGATAAAGTGACAAATAATGTCGTAAAAGATGATATAATGAATAAATATAGGGATAAATTTTTTTATTAATTATTTTTACTACAATATGGTTCATTGATAAATTTTAAGTTTAATAGTATGTGAAGTATTAGATTGATATATACCAGATTCTGGTATTATTTTGACTATAATATGGTTCATTGTGTTAATTTGTTCGCTATATTCAATTATATAATTATAATCAACAAATTTATTTGACATTTTGATATCAAAATATTTATCAGATACGCCCTCGAGTAGCAATTTTGCATTATCAGAATTAATATTTACTTCACTAACATAAAAGAATTTTCCACTATATTTTTCTTTATCAAATCCCAAATATCCTAATATTGTAGTATCTTCAATATTAAATTGTATATTATGAATATTTTTGATCATTATTTTATTATCTTTAGTTTTTTGTATTGTTATATCTAATTCTTGTAATCCTTCTTGTAAAACTAATATCAAATCATCAATATTATATTCTTCATCAGGTATATCCAATATGCAATTTTCATTATTAATATTTATATGTTAATACCTATTTGTTCCTAAATAATTATATATATAGGTCCAAGTTACTTGAATCTCAATCGCATATTTTCGGCTCTTTTCGTGTTTTTGGAGCTCTTGCTGCTTGATTTTCTGTTCAAGGACCTTTTCCCGTTCCAGGTTTTCGTAGAATTCTTTTTTAAGTTTTTGAGCTTCAATTTGAATGACA